GAGGGCTTTGCTCCCGGTAACCCACTGATGAGCGGCATGAACCCCAATGCTGCTATCTATGGCGGTGGTCAGTATGGTCAAGCCCAGTTTGTGGGTGGTGAGCCCACCATGCCGACTGGCTTTGTGTTTGAAGGTGTGCGATTCTACGAATCCACTAACTTTCCCTCTAAGACCATTACCGTTGATATTGGCGACGGTCTTGGTGCTGTTTCCCACGACACTCCTCCTGCTCTGTTCTTCGGTCCTCAGGCCGTTGGCGTTGGCATTGGTGGTCCTAACGCTCAGGTGCTCATCAACAACAATGATGACTTCAGCCGCTTTATCATTCTGATTTGGCAGCTGTACGCTGGTTTTGCCAACCTGAACAAGGACTTCATTACCACTGCTTTTACCATCGTTTGAGGAAGGAGGTAATTAACAATGGCTGCTTACAAAGAAGAAGCCGGTGCAATCCTGCAACCCGGTAATCAAATTAACCGCCTGTCCTCCTACAACACCGAAGGTGTGTATGGTTGGCCCGGCGTTGAAGCTTTTGAACTGATCGGTTACGTTAAAATCGACAACCTGGCTGCTGATAAAGCAAGCTACAAGAGCTTCGATATCATTGTTCCGTCTCCTGATCGTCGTCCTGACGACCGGGTGCGTGACAACCGCACTTCCCTGGTGGTGCAGGCTAGCTCTGCTCGTCCTGCTTACATCTACGGTGCTTCTATTGCTATTGCTCAGGACCTTCCCGCAGGCGGTTTAGCAGGTTTTCCTGCTGCTCCCGTTACTGCTGATATTGGTGGCACCTCTACTGAGAACCTGCTGCTTGGTCCTAACAACGCTGGTGCTCCTTTTGGTGTTCCTTCGTCTCAAGCTAACGGTCTTGCTGCTGCTAGCTCGATTGTTACTGCTACCAGCAACTTGTTTGCTCAAGGCTTGACCGATACAACCGTTGCTGACCTGCCCTTTACCAGTAGCGTGACTACTGCTGGTATTGTTGCTGGTGACTTTGCTAACGCAATGTTCTACCGCGTCACTGGCGACACCACTTTCAAGGTGTTTAACGTGAACGCTGTAACCTCCACAACTGTGGATGGCGATGGTGTGTTTATTAGCTCCACCGACAAAGATGCTGGCCGCGCTGGCTACATTATCTGCCGCGTAAACTACCTGCGTCCTGCCGCTGCCGTGGCATGGGAAGATATCAATGAGTTCATTGACTTTGCTTCCCAAGTGGGCGGTACTGATAGCTGATTCTTGATCAGCTGAGTTGAGGTTGGTATTGTATTGGTAGTTGCCATTTATTTAAATGCTCTACCAATACAAACTAACCGGTCAACTTGTTGAAATGATTTCTCACCACGGTGACGGGATCATGATGTGTGTAGATTCCCAAGATGAGGTTCTTTACATTGATCGTGAAGATCTAGTTCCTCATCTTGGTGCTACCAATGAAAAGGATCGGACGGAAGAGCGTTTGATTGAGAAGCTTAAACAAGAAGGCGTCAATCCACCTATTCCCACCACAAAAGAAACGTTTCCGCTTGATATGCGGATTAATATCAACACAGCCAGTGCTCGGCAAATTGCAGACCACCTCCCTGGTGTTGGTTTAAAAACTGCACGTGACATTAAAGATTTGCAAACTTCTATGCCCGGAGAAAAGTTTGCACGCCTAGATCAACTTAAAGGAATTAAACGTGTTGATTGGGATGAGATCTTTAAAGAAAATCTTGTTCGCGTTGAATGATTAATGCGGTAAAACTTGACCGTGTTAAGCTATTAATAGAGGATTAGATCCTCTGGTTATTAGATTCTTCTAATGCAACTAGATAGTTTCTTAAAGTCAAAGATTCGTTGGCACCTGGGATATAACACCACATCCATCCCTGCTGGTGATCTTGCTCGACTAGAAGAAGCTCTTAATAACGTACCAGATTCTTTCTGGTATCAAAAATTGGTCGAACAGGTTACTCGGTGCGATGAGGCTGAAAAACGCACCGATATGACCGGTAGTGTAAACAACAATACAGTTCCTCGTAATCGCCTTGAGAATATTGCTGGTGACGTTGACCGTACTATTACCACGACCGATTTTAAAGACACACTAAAAACTTGGACGGAGATTTATCTGTATGAAACTGATCGCTTAGCTCTTCATTTGTACGTCGCTAATTATAGAAACCCTATGCAAGCCCGCTATCGCTTCGAGCGGGAAGGCGCGGAATTCATTCAGGCCCTACCTGGACCCGCAGACGTTGCTGTTGGAACCCGCTTCTACTTCGAATACAACTTCCGATAAGCCCGTGTCTCAGCTACGTCAATACTACGAAACGCTTCTTCAAACACGTCCCGAAGTTCGGGCGCTGTTAAATACCATCCGTTATGCCGAGGGCACTCCAGGAGAGTCTGGCTATCAAACCATGTTTGGGGGTGGTAAGTTTGATACGTCCAAAGGCTGGCGCCATCCTGATAAAGCCGTCACTGGAGGGGGCTACACAAGCACAGCTGCTGGAGGATACCAATTTTTAACGCCAACCTGGCAAGGCACTTCTAAAGCTTTAGGGTTACCTGATTTTTCTCCAAAATCACAAGACCTTGCAGCTCTTTACTTAATTGATAAAAAACGCGGTGCGTTACAACCATTCTTAAAGGGAGAAAAATTTGGAGTTGTTACTGACAAGCTTGCTCCAGAGTGGGCTTCATTGCCAACATCTAGTGGCGGAAGTTACTACGGGCAGCCTTCTAAAAAACTCGGTGACCTGTACAACTATTACCAACAACAAAAACAATCTGTTGGCCAACCAGTTCCAGCTAGCCCACAAGCAACAACGGTACAGCAAACAGGCGGTATTCCAACCATTAACATTACGATCAATAGGAGAGGAAAACAAGAAGAAACACAAGATCCGCTTACTGCTCTCTTAAATAAATTTAAAAATAGAGTTAGCAATCAAGACGGCTCTTCCGTTCCAACAGCAATGGAGTTGGCACATAGTCTTGTCAATACTCCGCGTGTTGAATATTTAAAAATGTAATTAAGGTCATGGCTGGCATTATTCACACCGGATTTGTTGCAAAAGCAGGTGAGGACGTTTTCCCTACAACAGGTCCTCACTTAGATGTTCGTGTTAAAAAAGGTGGACAATATATTGATCCAACTACTTGGCGCACTGGATTGCAAAACCTGCTGATTGGAGAAAATAAAACTCCGTTATATAAACAATCCGGTCAACAGTTTACGCCAGCTTTTCAAATTACTTCTCCATACGGTCCAAGGTCTGCGCCCGTTGCTGGAGCCTCTACTTATCACAGGGGCGTGGATTTTGGTATTCCTGGAGGCACGCCAATTTACTGGAAAGGAATGGGAGCTTTTAAACCAGGAAGAGGGTTAGGAACTATTCAGACTCCAGAAGGATATGAAATTGAATTGCTTCATACTAAAGGCGGAAAAGAAGCAACTTTGGGTATGGATTCAGTAGCTCAAACGCAAAAAACTCAACAACAACAACAACAATCAATCCCTGGTCAACCAATTAATATTGTCATTGATCTTGTTGATGGTGAGAAACAAGAAAGAATTACACCAAAACAACTTCTTGAGAATTACATTGTAGATCGTTTTAAAACACAAAGCGAACAAAGATTCTCGCCACTTGAGATGGCACAAAAACTTTTCCAAGCTCCTCGTGTTAATTATTTAGGATGAGGTTTGCAAACGTACCTGGTTATAGCTCTTCATTTCCTGTTCAATACGGGAACATGTATCAGGATTACAACATGACTACTGCTGAGTTATCTAATCCTTTGCAGCCAGGTAAGCAAGAACAACACACACCTTGTTCTTATGTTGTTGGTTATAACGGTAGCAATAATCCTCGTTTTCAATTAAATAATCCAGCATACGTGCGTGAGGTGGATCGCTCTGCTAGTGATATGGTGCCTCCTGTTATTCTTAATAAAAGACCAATTCAGAATCAGTTCTAATGAGCTATACAAAACCTGAAATGCGGGAACGCATTAAAGATCGAATTATGGCTGGCTCTAAAGGAGGTAAGCCAGGTCAATGGAGTGCACGTAAAGCTCAACTAGTAGCTCAAGAATATAAAAGTAAAGGTGGTGGTTATACGGGAGAAAAAACAGAAGGACAAAAATCTTTAAAAAACTGGGGTAAAGAAAAATGGATGACACGTAAAGAATACGAGAAAGGTAAATAACTCATGAAAGAATTAAAAGCAAAAGTTTTGCTTGGTAAAACCGTTACTGCTGTGGGCCAATCTTGTCCACGAGCAACCACTGATATTAAAGAGAATATCAAAAATAGAAACTGGACAATTACTAACTTTGGATATGGCCCTTTAAATCCTGACCATCCTGATCCTGGATTTTGGGAGAAAAAAGCAGACATGTGGAACAGTGATGTTGATACTGTCATGACTGCACGTTGTTGTAATTGTGCTGCGTTTGATCAATCAGATACTATCCTTGATTGCATTATTGAGGGTATTAATGAAACAGGTGCAGCAGATCCCTATGAAGTCCAAGAACGTGCAAACTTAGGTTATTGCCAATTGTTTAAGTTTAAATGTGCGGGTGATCGAACATGTAATGCCTGGCTTTATGGAGGATCGATTCAAGATGGTTGATAAAGCAATTGAACCAGGTAAGAAAAGTACAGAACGTTATCTGCCTCAAGCAGCATGGGCAAAACTTTCTCCAGAAGAGAGAAAACAAACTGATCTAAAGAAACAAAAAGAATCTCGATCTGGAAAACAATTTGTTAAAAACACACCTGCAGCTGAAAAAGCACGTCGTTCAGTTCAACTAGCCACTAAACACAAACAAAACTAATGGATAAACTTGAAGAACTTAGGGAAATACCTAGAGGCCGTGGGTTAGGTTACATCCCAGGAGATTACGAACCTGGTCTTAGACCTTTATTAGGTGATTCAGAACCAGGTACTAGTTTGATGCCTGGAAATTATCGTCGTATGGCAGGCAGCAGAATTAAAGGATTAGCACAAATTGATCCTGCGTTATTTGCAATGTTGTTTCCTTAACTTTTTTCAGTTAAAATAAAGACACAAGTTTTTAATTACTACGGAGAAAACAAAGCGTGGCATCGTCAAGCACTAACAAATTGCCAGCAATGATCGACCGGCCACTGCTTAACAGTGCATTATTGACTGTTGCTTCTGGTCAGGTTTTTATTACCAGTTTGATTCCCACTGCTATTGGCAATGCTACAAAAATTCTTGATGTTGACAGTGCTTTAACAGATACTTCGATTAGCGGTGCGTATGTTGACGAGATTTGGTTACGTTATTCCAAAGAAGCTCCTTTATTTGTTGATCCGGTAAGCCCGACAACTGGTACCTATTCGCAAGTTGGTCTTGATGTTGTTATTGTTGCAGCAAACGCTAACGTAAAAGTCGGACAAAAAATCTATGTAAACTTTACAAGCGGTACTGGTACTGATGAATTGCTTGAAGTAACAGATGTTACAGCTAGCAACTTTACTGCAACAGCAACAATTAGTGCAACAACAAGCGGCAATTGCAGTGTTTATTTACCTGTTGATATTTGTTTTTACCTAACAAACGTATCCACAATCACAAACACCAACCAGTTCTTCCCTCTGTTTACTATTAGTATTGATAGCAATCCTCTTAGTCAGTATTACAGTTTAACGTTAAATGAAAAACTTCCTTTAATTAACCATCCTGTTCCCCATGCAGGTGCTAATTTTGCTGGCGCAAATAACGAGGTAGCACCTAAAAATCGTGGTTTGGTTCTGCAAAGGGGACAGGCAATTTATGCAGCTGCCAATGGCGCGACTGCTTTAACAAATGGTTTTTACATCAACGCTCAAGGCGGCTACTATTGATTTATGCCAAGACGAAAAGATAGTTTTGGAAATCGTTTTGATGGCCACATTAAATCTTTTTCGAATCAATTAAAGAAAGAAGCAAACCAATTTACTTCCAATAAAAAAGAAAATCCTTTTGATTTTGAACCGGCTGATGGAAAACAAATCAGCCGGATTAGATTTTACAATCACGACTCCATGTGGAATCGCTGGAGACGTGGTTATGAACTATACACTTTAACGCAAACTGTTTTTGGGGGCCAAGCAACAGGCCGAAGCTCTCGTGGCGATTATCGGATTTATTGTACATTCCAACAGTATCCTGGAATTTTTATTCCTGCTCGGTTGTTTGCTTTTCCTAGTACACATACAGAATCAGGACACCAGATTGTTGCCATAAGAGATGCAAACTCATTTAACTTTTATAATTTCGGATTACCCATTAAGTCTGTAAGGTATTTACAGGCCGTAAAAAACGGAACTTACAGCCAAGCAGGTACCACTGTAACCGTCTCTATTGTTAACCATGGTTACTCTGTTGGAGATTCAATCTATTTAAATATTTCTTCTGGAGCAGCAGTCAGCAATACTTTAATTATTACAAGTGTAACTAGTAATACTTTTACTTGTACTGCAGGAACGTCAGTAACTACTAGTGGAAATTTAAGTGCACAACGAGTTACTGTTTTTAGTGATCATTTGTGGGTTGAGCAGCGCGTAGGTTTACGTTATCTTCCTACTCCACTTTCTTTGTTTTCAGGAGAACGTTTAGTAGACCGTGTAGTTGAGAAAGATCCTGGTTTAGTTTCTACATATAGTAGAACAGGATCAACAGCAACAATTACATGTAGCGTTGCTCATGGGTTAGCAACAGATAATGAAGTCTATCTAGATGTTTCTAGCGGTGGGGTTGATTCAAGTATCTATCAAGTTACTGTTTTAAACTCTACTCAATTTTCAGTAACAACTATTGAGAGCGGTTCAACCAGCGGCAACCTAACAGTATTTAGAAGAATTCGTGGATTTAATTATTCAGATTATGTTGGATACAGCGTTACAGGAATAGATAATAATACAAACGAAATAAAGTTCCAACGTGATGATAGTTATGCAGCACGCATCTTTAATCCAGTTACAAACCAACCGGATACCCAGGGAATCTCAAAAACAATTACGCCAGCTCATAGAGGATTTGAAGTAGGACGTTATTTAACAACAGAGATTCGTTACCAATGTAGCTGTCAAGATTATTTAAAACGAGAAGCATATAACTTTTATGATGAAAGCCAGAAAAGAAAATTTCCCAATACTCCTGCACGAATAGTTCGACCTGGTTTTAGAATTGATCGAGATAACAATTTAATTGATACGCGAGACGATGTAGGTGTTTATAACTCTTTTGGTTACCTTGTAATCAATAATTTTTATCAATTAGGTACTTATGAGGACGCGCCAGAAGATTCCACGGCTTTGCTTGCGTATTATCAACTACGTTGGTGCAAACATATTTACGCAGCTATGTGGTCTATTCTTCATGATGAAGGAAATGACAGATTTGATATTGGAGCACGCTATACACAATCAGGTGCAAATATAACAGTTACAACTGAAGAACCTCACAATCTTCAAGCAAACAAACGTGTTCACTTAGAGTTTACAAGTGGGAATGCTTTATCCGAAGATTTCCTTGTTAGCCAGATTATTGATGAAAATAATTTTGTTATTATCTATCCTATTAACCAAGTAACAAGTGGATATTGTCGCGTACAAAATTTAAAGGTGCATGAGTATGTAAATACTTGGCTGTTGGAACCAAACGATGCACCTGTAGGAGAAACAGCAGAACTGTTTTATAAACAACTTACCAAAGAAAGTGGAACACTACGGAAGCAACTAGAACGTTTTAAAATGCTGAACTTTGGCACTCCTTGGGTTGGGTTAAAGGAAACAATTGGTGATGGGAATTTGCCAGTTGAAACAACTAATTATGATCCTGCTCTAATTACAATGTTGGCAACAGACAGTGTTAGACGGGACGGAAACCAGTTGAACGTGGATGGTGTTCCCCTTAACACAACAACAACCATGTTAACCATTATGCAAAAGATGTTTAACCTGGATACAAAGTTAATACAATCGGCTAAGTTTGGACTTTTAGATCAACCGCTAACAGACTACAGTCCGAGTTTTAGGTCAGGTCAAATTGACGGTGGAACTTATCTTAACGGTGTTCCTTTAGATGCTACACCTGAGATTTTAGATTGCGGTACTTATGTTAATGGTGCTCCAGTTGAGTCTACTTTTACAGTAGTAGACTGTGGCGTATACACTTAAATTTTATGTCTGTACAGATTTTACGTTTACGTTCTGAATTTCTTTATGATCGAATTTTTCCTAGCCGTTTAGGACTTGCTGAACTAGCAATTAACTACAATGCAACTGAACCCGGCATTTATTTTAAGGATTCAACTGCTACTCCAAATTTAATTAAAGCCGGGC